GTGTCAGGATGCACAACCTTTGCTTTGGCTACATCCTCCTGGGCCTGCTCCGCAGCCCGCATATCCTGCATGATTTGATATGTACTGCGGGCTTTCATCACACACCGCAGGCATCAAAAAATCGCTGTGTATCAAATCGTGGATTGGATTCGGTACAGGCATTTGCCACTGCCACAGCCGCTTGCAGTCTAGCATGAGGATCCATGATCACACGAATATATTTGGCCAACGACTCAAAGTGTTTCTTAGACATATTAGGCGCTCCAAAAAGATTCTGAACTGGGTGAGCAGAAGTCCGGAGTATCGTAACGTTCTTGATACTCATAACCTGACATCATGTTCTTACGAGTCACATAAGTTTCAAAAACTTGAACAACGAATCCGCCTTCGCGAAAATTATCTACAACAGCGGCAATATAATCTTTGGTGCTGGGTGCAAAATCTCTAACTTCTATAAAACGCAAGCCTGCCTTGTTACGACCATAACGCTCGTCTCGTTTGATACGCTTGTCTGTTTTATACAGCTCAACAGTAAATGCGGTAAGTTTGGACATTGTGTGCTCCTTATTAGTTACTATACCAATATTGTAGCAAATGAGAGATTTTTGGTCAACCGTTATGCAAATGCCAACTCTGTTGCAGGAAACATAATCTTTCCATCGTACTCTAACTGACTACGCTCAAACTCAGTCATGTAGTCATCAGCAACAATGGCCCAGCCAAGTATGTTACGTCGAAAAAATGGATTGTCACATTCAATCTTCTCACGCAAAGCCATGACAGCCATGGTAGCGTCAGTGTCGCTGCCTTTGAATTTAGGCACAAAAAAGTCTTCTCCGCCCTTCATCTTCCAACGAGCAAAGTCTTCGTCGCCGTAGTTTTCTTGGTCCTGCGTCCAGATATGTAATTTCATAACTGCTCCTTGTTGTTCACTATGTCCATATTATAGCAAATGGCGGATAATTGGTCAACTCAGAGTTTTGTTGCTATTTTGTTAACAGGTTGCTAACTTGTTATGATGTTGGCCTGTGCTTGGGCCGGGGTATAATTGGGATCAGAGATCTGCCCCTGTGTGGGAGGAGTTGCAGGAGTGCTGGGGATTTGGCTGTTGAGTCCAACTCCACCATTGTTGAGTGCAGCAATGTTACGACCTTCACGCATTGCGCCCACAATGGCCTGTCCAGCTTGAACTGTGGTGTTGGCCACTGCCTGTAGATACTCAGCAGGACCACCAGCTTCAGTCTGTACACCCAAGTCATGTAAGTTGTCCACAAAACTTTTCACAGCAGGGAAACTGTTGGGTACCAAATTGGCATAACTGATACCCGATGCAACAAAGTTGGTGACTTGGTTGCTGACTGCATTGCTGAGTATGGTCCAGTTGTTGCTGATGTTGGCTGTTTGGCTGGGATAGGTACTGACCAATCCTGAAATAGTGGTGTTGGCTGAAGCACATAACGAAAGAATCGCAGCATCAGCATTGCTATAAGTGCCTTGTCCAGGGCCTGTGGGGATGACAATTGTATTTCCAAAACCAGTGTATGTACCGTTTAATACCAATACCATTCGATTGTAAGTGGTGTTTAATGTAGTGGTGTTGATGTTGGCTGCATTGCTGATAACATTGGCCAATTGTCCAGTGATGTTATAACCTGATGCTGCACCCATTACATCACCAATAGTCACTGTGCCGTTTGGTCCAGTACCTGTGGCCACTGTGTTGGCAATGTAGTTTTGCACTGACGTTGGCACTGCCTGTGTTTGACTGTTGATCAATGTCAGGCCTTGATTGGTTTCTAATGCTACTACAGTATTGGCAAATTGCGAGAGACTTTGTATTTCACTGATACCTTTGACTTGCTCAAAACTGGCCTGCAAGGCTTTGTTGGCTAGAGCCTGGTCAGCAGGGATAATGACTTTGAGACGTTCGTAAGTTATCATAGTGCCAGCTCTCTAATCAAATACTGCGGCAACTGGCGTTCAAGATTACTGTTGACTGTGCCCGATGAATCTTTGTAAATGCCACGCACACCTTCGGTTGTTGCTGTGGTCAATGTGGCAAAACTATTGGGGAACATCTTTACAGGATTCAACAGATCAGCCATACTGGTAATGCCACTGGTAGTGACATCTAAGATAGCCAGGACTTGAGCCAATGTGTCTCCGGTGATACCACGCATGGCCTGATATGCCAGTTTTTGCAAGTTGTCGGCCATGTCATAGTTGGGGTCAGTTATCTTGTCCAACTCTGCTTGTGGAACCCCAATGGCCAACATAGCAGCAGTGACTCCGGGCAATACACCGCCCTGACTGTAGAGTTGATACAACAATGCTGCAGGAGATCCTAGATCACCAAGGTTTTGTAAATTAATCAACTTGCCCAGTTTCTGTAGATCAGCACCAAACGTTGGCAATGCTAGACTCATGTTTGACACATCTCCTGTGGTCAAACTGTCCATGCCTGTGTAGGTAGGACCAAGATAGGTGGCAGAGTTTTGATTGGTGTTGATCACTTGATTGGTCAATGCCACATAGCCCGTTGCCGAACTAAATGCCTGACAAAACTTTGAAAGATCGTTAGCACTGATCACTGTGTTGGCTTGGGCGGCAACTATGCCTGTGACGCCAGGTGTTACATAATTCACTGTGATGTTTGTGATTGTATTGGGTAATGCATCGGCTAGAGCCGGACAAGTTGTGCTGCCAATAGTGTACATTACATTCAATGTGGAGTTGGCCAAGGGTGCTACATTGCCTGGAAAAGGAACGTTAGCTGGTGTACCACCAACGTTGATTGCTGTGTGAATATTAGCCACCCAGGGCTGAGCATTCCAACTAGATAACTGTGTGAGCAAAGCAGTGTTGACACCAATGCCTTGATTTTGATTGATGCCAGCTAGGGCAATTAATTGTAACGGAGTAGTCATGCTGCGAACACATCTCCTGAACCCTGAGCAATTGATGTACAACCACCATAACCATCGCCAACTCTGGCAATGGGACGACCATTCACATACACTGAATCTGATCCGCCACTGATTGTGGCCGAATGTGAGGGGCAACTAGATCCGCCGGGTCTTAGATGCACGGTACAACTGTCGCCCTGTCTGGCAGCACCACGGCCATTGACAAATACATCACCCGAAGCTGACTGGACATTATGTCCAGAACAATGTGGTACGTTGGTGTCACCTTGTCTGGCTACTGCGGGCATGCTCTATCCTCATTAGTTCTTGCAATTTATCATTCCACTGCTCTATTTCTTCGTGCTGCTGATCTGTGTGCGGCCCTGGTGGAATCTCAGGTACAAATTCTATCACATGTTCAAAGTCTTGGGGGATGGCTTCAAACTCAGTGTAGGTTTCAAGTCTCCCATCGCGCATTACTACAAAGCGGTGTGTCACGCCATCAATATTTGTTTGCGTACCGGCTTGATACCAGTGGTTGATTCAAGATAGCTGTCACACACTTGCTCTCTTGTTTCGGCCATCATTACAATGTTATTTTTATTTATTGTGACGTCAACTGCGAGTTCTGTGGTAAACAAGCTGGGTACTAATTGTATGCCTTGTTGACTGGGGATAATAGTCAACGGCTGCTGTAACACAACTTCTGTGTCAGTTTGTGCAATAACTTTGCCAATTATTTCATCACCATTGGCGATTTTAAACGTGTAAACTTTGTCGTTTTCGAGTATCATTGTAACCTTTGTTTGAGTTCGGTAAATCCACCCACATATTCTTCGCCGAGAAAAATCTGTGGTACTGTACGTGCTGTTGGTACTGCTTCTAATAAATCTTCGCGAGTAAAACCTTCGCCTATTTTCTTTTCAGTATATTCAATGCCACGTTGTGTCAACAGTGCCTTGGCTTGATCACAAAATGGGCAATGATTTTTACTCCATACAATTGCTTTTGACATTAATTTCTCCTAGAGATCGGGTAGGTCGTCGTAATTGATCTCATCGCTCATGACGCCTATAACATAGTTAGTTGATTCGTTCTCCTGCAGTGCAGTTTGTTTCTTATGTGTGTCAACATGTTTGTTGAACCAAGGGATTGGAGTAGAACGTGGATGTGGTTCTGTGTACTTGATGCCAATCTCTTTGAGTGCGTTGTTGGCAGTGTAGTCCACAAAGTCTTTGAGAATGTTGGCATTCAATCCAATCACAGGGCCACGACTAAACAAATATTCAGCCCAGGCTTTTTCTTCACGTATGACATCAAGATACATGTCGTAGACATCGGCCATGCACTGCTCACGAGCTTCGGCAAAGCGTGGATCTTCTTTCACAACTTGATTGATTAAGAAAGCAGTCCAATCTCTGTGCAGGATTTCATCTTGTAGGATGAGACTGATGATGTTGCCATTGCCAATAAAGATTTTGTTTTCTACCATGGCAAGACTGGTGGCGAAACTAACCATAAAGCGTAGAGCTTCTAGGGCATAGCTGGCGTTGAGTGCCAACCATATGGCACGTATGTGTTCGTTTTCGTCAATCTTCTCGCCGGCTTCTTTACGGCAGTTCAACAAGTGCAGGCGATCATAGAAGTAGCCAACATTGGATGCCATGTTGACAATCTCTTCGGTGTCGTGAATAGTGTTGAACACTTCCTTGGGCACGTTGTAGATGTTACGAATGATATGCGAATAACTGCGTGAGTGAATGTTTGTTTCAAAGAATGTCCAGTTATAAACCAAGGCTTCTAGTTCTGGCAATGATACTACGGGAGTAAAGATTTGGCTGGGGCCGCGTCCTTGTAAACTATCCAGGGCTGTCTGGCGTAGAAGGTTACTGGTAAAGATATGTCTCACAGTGTCCGAAGAGTCTTTGAAGTCGCCTGAGTCTTTGCTTAGGTTAACTTCTTCGGGTACCCAAAAGAAACCTCGTGCTTCTTGTTCAAACTTCACTATCTTGTTGTACTTGACTTCTTCAAAACGTTGAATTGTCACAGGTCCTGCGGGATCAAGAAACATCTTACGCTGCAAGTAATCTGTTTTTGTGGTTAGATTATATTGTGCTTTGCTCATAATTAAATAGTTCTACTAGTAGATGATACACTGTATTTTGAATTTAGGGTCACTAAATCATAGCCCAAAAATCTCCAAGGAATGTGCTCGCTGATAATATGTTTATCTACTGGGCTCGCACCAAAGGTTCGTCCTCGGTCAATTAGTTGTTGTGCCTGCTGTGGTGTCACAGTATAGGCGTGTGCTCCTTTGCTCCAAGTGCCCAGTCCTGGTTTGGTTTTACATGATGATGTAGTATACAATCTAACAATACAACTGTCAATATCAATATCATCAGGCCAGGGTGCGGTGACTACGGCATCATGCTCAAGTATCACCAGGGGCTGTTGTTGTTTTACTGCCTGTTCCCAAAGACTCCAATGCGAGAACCAACAACCTTGTGCTCCTACTCTCTTGGGTAACTTACCGGCTATGATACTCATTTTAACGCCAATTCGTTCCCAATCTACACTTCCGAGTCGCCGGCCATCAACAGCCGGAAACACTTCAAACTTCCATCCATGTGTGTCAAGGCTGTGTATGCAGTCCCGGACAACTGTGCTGGAACTGTGTGCAATGACACGTACCATGGGCTGTGTCATTACAGTTTACAGGCCTCGCAATCTTCTTCATCCCAGGCTGTCACAGCCAACTCATCTAACTCTCTTTGTAATTGAGCTTCGTCGTCGCCTTCTTGACTCTTGGAACCATGTTTGTTCACAAGACTGTAATAGAAAGTTTTCAATCCCCAATAGTGAGCTTGCATTAGATTCTTTGCAATCACAGTAGTAGGCACTTTGCGATTTGCAAAGTGTGCGGGATTGTAGAAAGTATTGGTGGATATTGACTGATCCACATACACCTGCAACACTGCTGCGGTTTTGAGATAACCATCGCAGTCAGTTTGATCCCACATCAATTGATATCTATTTTTAAGTCTGTGATACTCGGGTACAACCTGTGTCAGTGAACCAGCTTTGCTTTCTTTCACAGTGATCAAACTCATCGGCAGCTCAATGCCATTAGTGCTATTGATCACAACACTACTACTCTCAACCGGAGCAATGGCCATAAGAGTTGCATTGCGTACTCCATGTTGTTTCATGTCCTGTCGCAATGGTTCCCAGTCTAGTTCTGGGGCGAAGTCAGTGAGGTCGTTGACGCCTGCAGCACGTAACTCCCAAGGGAACTGACCTTGACCGTAACGAGTACGATCACTGTCTCGGCAACGACCGCGCTCACGTGCCAATTCCACAGTGGCTTCGGTAAGATAGAACGCTTGGTGTTCAATCCATGTCTTGACTTCTTTGAGTGCGTCGTCATTGCCATACTGTAAGCCACGCTTGGCATGCCAGTAGGCTAGATTAGTGACGCCAATACCTAGTGGCTGTATTTCGTCATTGCTTAATTTACTTTGAATACTCAAGAAGTCTTGGTAGTCAAGGATGTTGCACAGGCTACGTTGCAAGATACGGCAAGCACGACGCATGTCTTCGGGATTACGGAACGCACCCCAGTTGATTGA